CTTACCAAGTTCTGTTTGAAACTCTGCAAGTTCTGTATCTGATGGAAGATGTTGCTTCCAATTAAACGAAGGTGAACAGTTATACGCCAGCAGTTGATCTGGGAAGGCACCTCGGACAGCATCAGCGAATTGCTTGGCTTCCTTGAGACATGGTTTAGATGTCTCACACCAGACTAGGTCGGCGTATTCAGCGAACGCTTGGCCGCGTTCACAACCCATCTCCATTCCACCAGTGATTTCATAAAATCCTTCTTCTGTCCTCTTACCTGTAAGGAACTTCTTGTCCACATCATCGATATCCGATAAAAGTAGTCTAGCAGCTTCCGCATCAGTACGAGCAATGATTACTGTGTCAGTACGTTCAACATCAGAAGCAAGTCGCGCTGCATTGAGATTACGAATTGCCTGCGAAGTGGGAATGAGAACCTTACCGCCAAGGTGACCACATTTCTTTTCCGCTGCCAATTGATCTTCGAAGTGTACTGCAGCAGCACCTGCCTCAATCAGACTACGAGTTAGTTCGTATGCATTCAATGCACCACCGAAACCTGCTTCAGCATCAGCAATGATAGGAACATTACCCCACATCCGATAATCAGGATCTCTAAATGACATACCTTCCACAACTTGAATTTGATCTTGCCTGCGGAAAGCATTCTGGATCGAGCGAACCGCATTAGGCACAGAGTCAACAGCATACAGACTCTGATCCGGATATGTCTGTTGCGTAGAGTTGTGAGCAGCTGCTACCTGCCAACCCGAAACATAGATTGCCCTAAGACCTGCCTTCACATGTTGAACTGCTTGTTGACCGTTGTACGCCCCGAATGTGCGAACGAACGGCTCTGAGGCAAGAAGGGTTCGAAAATCCAGTGCGCCTTGTTTTGCCCTCGTGTGTTCGATGCCAAACGTTCCACGAAGTCTCGCTACATCCGCTTCGGAGTAATTTCGCTTCTCGCCCATAATCAATTCCCTTCTTACCGTTCATAACTATATTTCCCTGTGGGATCCACCCCCACGTACTCCTGAATGCAGGAGATCTTAGTCTAATTGCACGACTTATTAATATGCGTGTCCCAGATCAAGGGAATAAAAATGGTGCCGGATGAGAGATTTGAACTCCCGACCTTCGGTTTACAAAACCGCTGCACTACCACTGTGCTAATCCGGCGGAACTTCCAACCTCGCTATTAACTTACAGATTTATATATACTATATTTCAACCAGTTTGTCAAGGGATTTTCGAACAAATTTGTTTTTTATTCCATGTTCTGAAACAATCCAGTCTGATGAAGATTCGTATCCAGCAGAGAGATATGTGTCTAAACTACTTTCTCTCGGATAACTCCAAGACCAGAACCCTCTGTTTTCTGCCCAACCAATGCTGTGGTGCAATAATGCAAAACCCAATCCTTTACCTCTGTGGGTTGGATCGACCCACAAACCTCTACTGCGACAGGTTCCATCGGGTAGAGTGTGTATACTGTTAACACCCACGATCTCACCACGAGACTGGATCCCAAAGTATGCTATCTCAGGATCTTTAACTTCATTGAAGTGTCCACCACCGAACCGCATATAACTGAATCTCTCAAGAGTTTCTGGTGTGTGCCACCACCACAGGTTTAACCAGAATGGAGTTATTTCTTCAAACGAGATTTCTGAGATTCGCGCATCTATCATATAGTGACTCCAAAGCACTCAACTGATCATCAGAGGCATCTAAAACAATTTTCTCTGTTGAACCATTCTTAATTTGTAGAGGAAAACGAAATCTTTTTTCAAAAGACCATCCGTCGCCCGTAGATTTATGGTAATACTCTTTGACTTGTTCGAATCCAGTAAACTTAGTTTCCTGTGGGATAATATCAAAATCGGCAGATCTATAACTTATGGTCTTAAATTTGTAAACTTTATCTCTGATTGCTTGGAATCCACTAGGCATTTCCTCACTCTCTTCATAGAGGCACCCCAGTAACAAAGAGAACCTCCAATTATGCAAGAGAAAGTCTCCGATTATATTCCATTGAATGTCATCTGAAAATTTAATCCAATCGCTTGCCTCTTTGTTTGGTAGATACCACTTTTTCAGAGATTTGGACACAGGGTTTCCTGCAGCGATCGCTGATGAGAATCCACTATCTTTTAAAATCTCAAACATCTTAAAATGCGTTGCGAATTGTGGACTGCTAACATCATATCTGTCAGAAAAACTCGGCAACTCGCGCTCGAGGAAGTTAGTGACATTTAGATCTAAAAATCTATAATTCAATTGCCTTCGTTCGCAATATTCAACTGCAGTCTTTATGTCGCGGTCATTTAATCCACTAGAAAACCTCATGATGACTATGGTAACATCGACACCTGCACGCAGGAAACACTCAAGCATCACTTGACTGTCTATGCCACCGCTAAAACAGATCGCGGGATTGTCGCCGAGATCTGGCAGCAACGACGTAACTGCCTCTATAGAATACTCGTAAATTGAATTAATGTCAATAGATTTTATCTGTTCTGGTGTTAAATTTAGTTTCCAAGTCAGGATACCATCAGCATAATTTCGCTGCAACCAGTAGTCATGAAATTTTATCATTACAGAATTTACCTCGCTTGCTCATATTTATACCATTATAAATAATAGGACAAACCTCCATAAACAAGGAAACTCTTAATGGAATATATTGTAACATTCGCTGATGCTGCTGCTTGTACTGCATTCGCAAACAAATGTGGGTTGACACCATCGGGCAGCGAGACTATCAACACACCGATCTCGCTTCTAACCACCATCAAGATGGATAATTCGGTTGTTTCTGTAGCAGTTTCCGGCGAAGGTGCTGAGGAATTTATAATTAGAACTGCTGACATCAGCGCACTGACTGTGGAATTGGTTGTGGTGCAGGATTTCGGTGATGGCACATATATCGTCGCAACGGAAGATCCCCTATCTCTGTATGATGCAGTCGCGGGTAAAATGGATCCTGCCAATGCACCTGTCAAATTGATGTCTGAGATTGAAGGTTCGCCAGTAACTCTTGCCGATGAAAATGCTAATTGGGCAAGACTGCGTATTGCTGGTAGATTCAGACCACTCCCAACGGAATTTCGCAAAATCGCAGAATCAGATTACAAGACAAAACCTGAAGTCTTTATCGTGGACTCAGGTATAAATTTCGACCATGTAGAATTTAGCGATCCCAACACAGAGAAGGTTCAGTTCTTCACACTAGAGAAATATGCTGAGTCGTTCGCTGATACAACTGGTCACGGCACTGCTATGGCATCTGCTGTTGCTGGCGTAAACACCGGACTTCAGCATTATGTGAAGTTGATGAGTGTCAAGATTTTTGATGGTTCTGAAAAACCTTCTCTATTAGAAGTTGGTCAAGCATTGGATGCGATTCGAGCACATCACGACGCAGATCCTAGCACACCAAGAGTTGTAAACTGTTCGTGGGTGGCAACAAAGAGTTTCTATCTAGATGAAAAGTTTCAGCGATTGATTGATTCCGGTGTAACTGTTGTCGCGGCAGCAGGTAACTTCGGTGATAATGTGGAGAACTATACCCCTGCTGGATTGCCGAATGTAATTACAGTCGCTGCGTCTGACATCGACGATATCGCTGCAGGTTTCAACAATTTCTCGGCGGTGCAAGTAGACTCTAACTTCGGTCAACTCGTTGACATCTTTGCTCCTGGTGTCGAGGTAACTGTTGCGAATTATGATGGAAACTATATCAGACCGACTGGTACCTCTGCATCAGCAGCATATGTCACAGGCGCTGCCTCTGCTATTATGGCAGTCGCTCCATCGCTTCAGACTCCAGTGTCGATCTTACAAATTCTGATAAATGATTCTACACAAAACATTCTGTTGTTGGACACAGAAAAATTCGTAGACGCAAATAGAATGGTTCACTTGATTGATGGTTCTGTGCCGTTGGATACTTTGAACATTAACTTGTATCTGGGATACTTCAACGGCGATCTTACCGAAATAACATATAATGTCTATAATTACAATTTCGAAGGATCTATTGACCCATTCGGGGAACCGTGTTCATATGAGTTGGTATGGTTAGACGAAGATATTAGATTAAAGTATGAAGAATTCGTTGCGTTGGATGCATCAACAGCAGCGGTAACAATTACCAAACCAAATATACCACTGCCCGAAGGTAAGACGCTCGAAGTTGTAAAATTTAAAGTGAAGCAAACTTCTACATCTGGGGTAGAATATTCCAACCCAATGTTCTTTTTTGCTACAGACCCAGACAGAGACTCTACAGATTATAGTTATGATTCTGATCTTGCTGCAGCATTAGAGACAGAAAGATCCACTTCCGGAGTAAGTAATGCGCGAACCGGCATAACAACAGCTTTCAAACCATAATATCTTTCGACCAAACGGATAATTCTCCGACCTCTATGTTTAGAGGTTTATCTATGCACCACTTGATCATGGTTGCTATTTCTTCTGGGAATAACATCGGTTGTTTCCCGATCAAATGAGAAACTCTACTAGTGGTAACATATCCAACATTGATGTTGATGACACGACACTTTCGTTCTATGTCATTGATAGCATCGATCGCAGCAGATCTCAGGAATTTCTTTTCGGTCGTATACTGCCGATTGTTTGGTTTGTTATAGATGGTTTTGCTGTTGATGTTGACGATCGTCTTGGTATTATCATCACGCCACTTCTTCAATAGTTTCTGAAAGATTTGAAGTTGCGCATTACCACTGTGTGCATTGTTTACGAACACATCACAGTCATCGATCTCTTCTAGAATTCTATCGATTGTTTTTGGATCAGATATATCATATCCGTTTCCACGACTAAATCCAACCACCAAGGGATATGCGTCGGCGATTGCTTTACCTATGCCACTAGAGTGACCAGTTATCGCTATCTTCATACTTAACTCCCACTATGTGGTATCTTGGTTCGAGTCCATGATTTACTGCAGTATGAAATCCGGTGGTGTTCACGCGATAACTTTTACCCTCTGAAAGATGCTCATATCGCACCATTTGCGTAGAACTCCCGACGGGACGTTGAGAGAAAAAACATAGAAATGCATTATCGTTCGTAACCACAGGAATGTGAAGACGAACGTTCATGGTATTCCCTAATAGTTTGTCTGTGTGTATGCTATAGCATGAACGTGGATTTATCCGCAGAAGTCGCCAACGATAATACTCTGGATATCTTGCTAGAAGTTCTGCGATGTATGTGTCAGTCAGCGCGACGTTTAGTTTAGAGTAGGATTTCTCTTCATGAGAGAGCGAGTGAAGTTTTCCCGTCGACTCATCCCAATTATTGTCGCCATTTATGCTGGTCAGACTCACTTGTGTCTTTTCAAGTAGTTGATGCTCGTTCAGAAGTTGATAGACCTCTGCCTTCAATCTAGAACTCAAAATGTCTGTGTCTATGGTCTTTACAAACTGCATTAAAAATATTTATACTATATTTTTTCGAGAAAGTCAATGGTTTCTTTAATCAACTTCGCACGAGAACCGATTTTCATCGCCATTGTTCCTCCTCGTGTTCTTGCCTCTGTTGCCTCATTCATAAGATTAGTGTGCATCAGAGTCAATCTTCGAATTAATTCTTCTTTCATATTTTTTCTCGTAGAAATCAATATATTTTTGGTATTCTTTATTGGGATGATTGACTAGACGTTTGTGGTATAGGTCAATCACTGTCTTCGCTGCTGTCCCAGGAAACAGATTCGGAAAGAACCCATGAATAAGACTAGCAATCGCTGCCCAAAGCAATCTAAGACTAGCAAGGATTGCCCAAATTAGATGACTTATATATGTTTCTTTACTTTTCTCTAGATGTTTGCTAAACATGTTGTTTAAAATACTCTCTAATAAGTTCTTTATCTATTTTGACTCCACTGTAAAAAACAGAGAAATCCTCAACAACGTATTTATCTATTTGCAAACGATCCGTAGAATAGTATACTCGTATCTTTGTGTCTAATTGCCGTATTAATTCGGGCATTTCCATACTTTTGTGTAGTATAGAATCCCTCTGGACAACCAAATAAATTTTATTCTCAATTCCATCAGTAGTAATAATTATGTCATTACGATATTGTTGTGATAGATTGTTAAAGAACTCAAAATCGACAGTCACATCATTAATTCTCACGAGATCCGAACGACCCATATGTCGGTAAGAATCACCATCATAAGAGAACAAATCATTTGTTTTGATTGTCTTCTCATAATGAGGGAGTTTAACACTAAGTTCTCCATCATCTAATGTGATGTCATAGAAAGAATCTGGTTTATAAAACAAACGATTGTCATAATTACTCATGTTCTCAGAATTAATTCTCGACAGAAAAACTGGACCAGCAGTTTCATTCGAACCAAAGATACTTTCGACCTCAGCAATATACCCTTCTTCAATAAATTTCTTGCAAAACGAAGGAACATACGTCAGCAAAGACAATCGCATGTTAGGAAACTTAGCATCCTCTTCCACGAATGCATCAAGAACACCTTCCACGAATTTAATATACGGTACAGAAAGGTGATTCAGATCAATACCCTTGATGTCCCTAGCAAAACGATCGTAGTGATTCTCATAACAAGGTATAAAATAATGCGTTGTTATGTCATCACTAATCAATGAAGGTAAATAGAATACGCTCAAACTGCTACCATGGTGCATGTTGTTGCAATGCACAATGTTACCGGAAAATTCTTTAGAGTTGCGTTCGCACAGAGATCTGAAGAATTTGTGAGTGTGTTCAACAAGTTTGGCAGTCCCAGTCGATCCGCTGCTTGTTGTTAGCATTAACAGATCATTTTCGTCTGGCATTATAGACGGAGCATGACCCAGATCTTCTGGAAATTCTGTTCTGTAGAAATCACCAAGACTCTTGTAAATCCTGCAGTTTTGTTTATAGAAATTGAATTTCCTTGATGCACTCAGCACCTCATCACCTTCTTCCGGAATACTTTCCCAGATCAGAATGTCGATAGGCAGCAACTTGGTGGTTTTGGGATTAACAATTGTTTTATCAGCAACTGATCGGATTGGTTCATCCGCAGCAACAACCAAGACCAAAGAAAGTTCGAATGCAGCAAAGCATAGTGCAACAAAATCTACTGAGATAGCGGAAATTCCGATTATAATCCGGTCGCCTTTCTTAGCAGAGCATTTTTCAACCAGATAATATTTCCACCTGTCGATCTTATCTGCCAATTGCGACTTATCATAAGAGTCACCTTCAGGTAAGTTGATCCCTACAAAGTTGTCAGAGATTATCTCTCTAGAAATTGCTGGCATAATATTTTAGTCCCACAATCCGCGGAAGTAAACACCAAACAGTCGGGTGCCGTTGTCAATACGCTTGTTGTATGCCTTACACCCTTCTACATCAAGAGTGCCATCTTCAAAATAGAGATGCTCTTTGCTGTCATTCACGATCTGTTCAAATGCCCAGATCATTTCGTCCATGACCCAGTTCCAACGTTCAAAATGAAACGCATCAGTAGCACCACAGTCTTTTTCTTCCCGTGTAAGTTCTGGTGCGCTAGTTGACTTCAAGTGCTTGGGTACATCCTTGTCATCAACAAAGGGTGCGCCATGGTTGGTTGCCTTGAGTTGCTTGAGCATGGGCAGAATGATCACAGCAAGAGTGCGGTCCATGCTCCAAGTGTCAAACTTGTCGATACGAACCTTTTTGGTGCGCTTCTTCTTGCTGTCAATCCAGAAAAGAAAATCGTCGATGAAAGTTTCGCTAATCTTCTCTCCCAGATCGTAGACCGCATCATCTTCCTTGTCCTTCCAGAACAGGATCTTTTCAGCCAGTTGGAATGGACCAAACCAATTCTTATATGGTCCTATCTTTACATACATTAAAGTCCTGCCTTTCTCACCAATTCCTTATATCCGCGCCATGAAGGATGGATACCATCTGGTTGAACATAAGACGTAGCAATGATACGATCTCCATAGTTGTAAGCAATGCTCTTCACTGTAGCGTTGACTGCTGGTTTGCAGAACTTCGCATTACACGGAGGCATAATCCAAACAACATTTCCCATCTTAATACGAGTGCGAATCTTCATCAGTTCTTTCTCGGTTTTAACACCAGAATGGTCGTTCGTTCCAAGACTGATCACAATCGTCTTCGCTTCAAGCGGAGTCTTGCCCCACTTCTGATTCCACTGCCAAGTGTTCCACCCACCCTTAGAATACGAAACACATTCCGTGGGAGCAAACATCTTAGTACCGACTGCGATACTATCGCCAATAATCAAACATTCTAACATATATATTCCTCTTGGTAGGGATAGTGGGATTCGAACCCACACTGGAAGGATTTTAAGTCCTCTGTCTCTGCCTGTTGGACTATATCCCTGCTAAAGGTCCGAGATGGCGATCCCGAGAGGACTCGAACCTCTGACCCCATGCTTAGAAGGCACGTGCTCTATCCTGCTGAGCTACGGGACCATTAACTTTCAAACAGGCGAAATAATCCAGAGACCTGCAAACACAATCGGAAACCCGATCAAGAAAAAGATACCACCGAAGATCTCGTTACGAAATTCTTCAGGAGTCATAACAGACTTAAGATCACGGATAACCTGAAACATAATTACTTATTCCTTCACTCAATCAATATATACATTCTACCATAAAACGAGGAAAAAGTCAAGCCCCTAAATCATCTTTTTTTCAAAAAAACTGAGGGACTAACCATGGTCCCTCGCGTGCCTATTAGGTAGCAACCCCTATTCAGTATATTATCAATATACCCTAGTTTTCGTCAGAAGTCAATAATTTTATTTGTAAGGATCGAAAAATCTTCCCCATTTCCAACCACCAGGAAGTATGAACGTTCTTGGATCAACGAGGTGCGTTTTACCCGAAGGTTCCACACACCATTTGCGAACACGCATGCTCTGAGCAATACTCATTTTGCGTCGAGTTTCGTGTCTATGCCGACGACCATACATCGGATTGTTTTCACCTCGTCGAGTTCCGCGCATAGTTCTACTAATCTTCAGTTTATGCTCTTCAGACAATCCCCCGTGCATTGGATTATTGCTTCCGAGTTTCTTTTCAGACATAATCTTACGACCTTCTGGAGTCCAGTGGTCATTTCTCTGACGCGAAACCTTGTCATTTATTTTTGTTATCTTGGGAATTTTATGAGCATATTCGCGCAAATACTCGATGTTCGATGTTTGGATAAGCAGTTCTCTTGGTTTGGGGACTGCCTCTGAATCCTTTACGATCCATAACTCATTACGACATTGAAACAGATAGTATTTTTGTGTGCTCACAACATTCCTTTATCACGCAACAATAATGTTTGTTCCCTATCAATAAATTTATATTCAGTCTTGGCGGGATCAAACATTTGTATTGCGTTGAACACATCATTTATGTCAAGCGCTGAACAAGTATAGACATCCATTTGCATTAATGCCGGATGCACTTCGTCCCACACATGTATGGCAATATGACTTGTTTCTATGATTGTTACTGCAGTTAATCCTTTGTTTCCTGCCATCTCAGAATAAACAGAGTATGGTCCCATCAGTATCTTCATACCAATGGTATCGACGAGCACTCGCATCCAATTTTCGATCGTGTCTGTGCATGTAGGTGGATTATTTAATTCTGCTCTGATGATCAGATGCTTGTGCTCGAGAACTTTCCCCATTTCACTGCTGTCTCCTTATGTGGAAAGAACTTATTTATTAAGTTTCTGCAGTGGTCGAGGATTTTTTTGATACCCTCTTCTTCTTAACCTCTGGTGCTTTCCATCCAGTCAGAAAATCGGGGAGAACTTCCGCGAGTCTAGGATATATCTGCAGTAGAGTCTTATCCTTTGCTGCGACTATGAGATCTGCTTCCTTTGGGTGCACACCCTGACAGACCTCAATGAAGATTTCCTCTCTGCGCACCTGCTTTACATTCTTACCGGAACCCTCAGGCAGCAGAACAAGAAGTCTACGGAACTCGCTGGTAATCGTGGCATCTGAGATACCTTCTGGCAAACCTTCGTCCTTCAGAGGTGGAGCACCTTCGGGGAGGTTCGACGGTCCCTCTTCATAACCAACCCCCCACGCAAGAAAGCGCATAAGGATACTATTACCGAGGGAAATAGCACGAACTCTTTCGCGAAGATCATCTGTAGTCTCCGCTTCCATCGCCCAATCTAAGGCTTCGTTGATCATCTTGAATCGTTTAGGTTGTGTTGGCATTATCAATTCTCTTTCTCAAGTTCTTATATTATATATACTCGATCAAAATTCGTCCATTACATCGATCATGTTCTTCATACGATTTGCAATAAAGTAATTCAAAAGACCAGAAGCGTCTCGATCGCGCTGCTTCTCATATGAATCAACAATATTCATTTTAATTTCTTCAGGAATGCGCGAGAGATCTACCAACTCACGATTCCGTTGGAAATTACGCCACATCTCATCATTCGTGATAAACTCTTCGGGTTGTTGCTTCTTCCACTCCTCGAGTTTATCTTTTCTGATCGGACGTTGACGCGAACCCGTGACGAATACATCGTCTGCAGAGAAGATATTAGGCACACCATCGCCCTTATCTCCGCGAATGATATGCTCCATCAACACCACGGACGGTGTATCAGCACACTTTACCCACTTCTTTTGAATTGGTGCGAACTGCTTGACATTGGACCACTTGTGCAGTTGCTTAAAGTCATGGTCGCTGGACAAAATCAAGAATGGTTCTGCCGATGGCAACAGTCCGTCAGTGTTTGACGTTTGACTGTATTCTGCCAATGTAGCAATGACATCGTCTGCCTCTGCACCATCCACATCGATGACAGGATAGGGAAACACTTCCTGAATTTCATCGCGGACAAGGTTCAATGCTTCGAAGATGGAGTTCCAATCGAAACCACTATCATCGCGTGACTTCTTACGGTTCGCCTTATAGTTCGGAAAGTACTGTCGCCGCCAATAGTGACGATTGTCGCAAGCGATAACCATCTCGCCGAATTCTTGACCGAACTTCTTTTTATAAGAGCGAATGGAATTAATGATCATGTGCCGGACGAGAGGAATGTTTACCTCAACGTCACGGCGACCACCCAGTTCTGCCATAAGACTACTGATGGCAGTTTGATTATAATCTACAACAATCATACATTAACACCTTCCGCACTTTCCATTGTTGCGACGAGTTCGTTCAACAAATTGTTTTCCCGACACGCAACCTGACGCTGTTGCATAAGAGCGCCAAAACACAAACACGAGATAACAGACATATGCCGTAGCAGAGCATCCTTATCAGTGATGGGGATTCGCTCTTCAATGGCAGCAGTCACAGAAAAGAGAATCCCCTTGGTAATCGACTCGCATTCGGCAGCAGCATCGACGATGTTCATGTTCATCTCAATCTTCTGCATAATATCCTGATCGACTGCTGGTTCATCGGGAACCTCCTTCTTACCGAAAGGAAGAAATGTCACATTATCATAATCATCGTTCATCGGAACACTTTCAAAATTAGAGTCGTATCAGTCGTGCGCTTTTTAACAACCGCAGGCTTACTTTTAATACCAGAGTACCAAGAAGTCAAGTCTTTCTTGGCACATTCCTGAAATTCTTTCAACTGAGTTTCTGGTTTGCGTAGGAGTTTACTCGAAGACATATCCCCGTTAAATTCCACAATAGATGCACCCCTGACTGTAATAGATCCAGAGATACTCGTAAAGAATCGAGAAATTCTCTTAGTCTTGGTATCATAAGTCCAGACTTCAGAACAATTCAGAAGGTTGGTTGGGTCCAGACTCGTAATCCCCAACTCCGGTTCAGAGCGAAGATACTTCAGGTTCTTAACCATCTTGCTAAGATCCTTTGGTTTCTTCTTGCGAACCAGAACCTTCTGCCTTTCGGTATACCTCTTGCGAAGATTCAGCGAATGAGTCTCAAGAACACGAATGATTTTCTTAATCACTGACAATGTCGCGAGATTAGAATAGTTCTCGAGCAACTGCTCTTCATCTTCGCTGAGTTCCGACTTCTTCTTGCGTCGCGCTTCGAGCAACTCAGTAAATTCAGCAGCGATGTTTTCAACCTTTTGCGCACATTCGATATATTGATTACCAGTGATTCGATAATTCTCTAGAATCACATCGAGTTTGCGAGGATCTTCGCCGTCAACTACGTATTCAATCTCATCACACATTTCCGAAACAATAAATGCTGTGGCGAGTGGTCGCAACTTAGGTGCTGACCGAACAGAAGCAGGGATATCTACTTTATCTTCTTTAAGGGTTGCGCGAGAGTTGATAGACTCCGCGATCCTCTCCCGATGCGGTTCGTCAATAGGAAAACCCCGCATCGCCATACGGGCGAGATTAGCATACGTAGTGGGGATAAACTTATCGGGAATGGTTGCGAGTTGCTTCAGTTTCTGTTCGTCGGTCTTGAACCAATCCTTGAGAAACTCGCGGCAATCTTTCGCAGTTGCCAGATCATTATACCAGTTTAGAGTCTTGGTGATCTCTAGTGTATAATCCTTCGGCGTGTACTGATCGACCCAAAGAGGTTCAGTACCATAATAATTTTGATCTGATTTAGAAATCTTAAATTTATGCACGACTTCACTCCATGTTAGAATAGCATTCTAACCTAAAATTACAAAAATGTCAAGGGAAATATTTTAGACTACAAACTCTATCCCAACGAAACGAACGCCAATCGTTCATGTCAGTATCCCATACTGACAGCACTTCGGGGTTTTCTTTTCGGGGGAGATTGTTGCCAACTCGTCCGTATTCCTTGGCATCCTGTGCCAGAGCGGATTCCTTCAGAGTGCAGTGCATAATTCTAATGTCGCCATTTGCCTTTTTGAAGACAACCTCTGCGACTCTGCGCTTCAACATGCGCTTTACATCCTCACGCCATTCAGGAATGGGACCATCCTTTTCGTGAAATTCAGTCATTGAACACCTCGTTTTTTCTAGACAATATATTTATACTACTATAAAAGTGCACAATTGTCAAGCTAAAAATTTCCTGGTGACCACTTGGGTATTACCAGATCTTTAAGGTGATCTAATCGGAGACGAACATTCCACATCTGATTGATGCATCTATCGTCGTGCCTGTAATTCCATTGCAGAATATGTTCAACTGCCTTTGCATGAGACTTGTTATCATATTCTGCAATGGTTTCTTTTCTCATACTACCCTCATACAATGCAACATAACTTGCGCTGCCAAAGTATGATTCATATTGCTTTTCTGGTTTACAAGAATACCCTATGTAATATTTACCATCATCAAAATATGTGCAATATACTCTGTGTATTTTTTTAGGTTTAATCTTCCTCTTCGGACGAGAAGTAGAACTCTTCTTCATGATTAAACTCCTCTCCACAGAATGGGCAATATGTTATGTTATAGTAGTCCTCATCCATAGAGTGCGATAGTTTAAATTCTGCATCGCAACTATCACATGTTATTACGTTTTTCATACGATCCCTACTTATGCTGCTTCGCCCCAAACGTCATCCCACTTTCCGGTGATAGCACCCTTAGCATAATCAGTCGCACGATTCTCAAAGAAGTTCGTGTGCGTCGGAGCATTAATCATTTCTTCGACCCACGGTAGAGGATTCTTCTTGATCTTAAAGATTCCCTTCATACCCAGAGAAATTAATCGACGATCTGCAATGTAGCGGATATACTTCTTAACATCTTGTTCAGTTAGATTTTCCATCGCACCAAGTGAGAAAGACAACTCAATGAATTTATCTTCAAGTTCCACCATCTTTTCAGCAATGGTATAGATTCTCGACTTAAGATCGTCGTTCCAGATTTCAATATTCTCGTTGACATACTCGCGGAACAACTTAATCATCGACTCGGCGTGTTGCGTTTCATCAACAATCGACCAAGTAACAATCTGCCCCATTCCCTTCATCTTACCATGACGTGGGAAATTCAGTAGCATAATGAAAGATGAGAACAATTGCATGCCTTCAGTGAACGCAGAAAATGCTGCGATATTTGCTGCGACAGTCTTCTTGTCACCATTAGAATTGGCAAGTGTGGTAAAGTAATCGTGCTTATCGCGCATTGCTTCGTAGTCAAGAAACTCATTATATGTTGATTCGGGCATACCAAGTGTTTCGATCAGATGCGAGTAAGCAGCAACATGCAGTGCCTCTCTCGCAGCAAACCCTAGAAGCATCATACGGACTTCAGGTTGTGGAAAATATGGAAGATAGTTAGTAACATAACCACCAGCAACGTCAATATCACCCTGTGTAAAGAAACGGAAAATATTCGTGAGGAAATATTTTTCCTCGTGCGTCATTCTCTTCTTCCAATCATTGACGTCTTCCATCATGGGAACTTCGGTATGCAACCAATGCGACTGTTCGTGCTTTAACCACGCATCATATGCCCATGGATAGTTAAATGGTTTGAAGTATGCTCTTTCTTGTGTTAGCATTTTACTTTCCCTGACCTCGGTAGCGTTTAAAACTTCTCTTCTTGTGCTTATTCATAGTGCTAAATTTAATTTTTCCACGACCAATAGATGTACCCTTGCGATGCACATCATTAATAGTTTTCTTACCTGATCCACCACCTCTTGCCTTTGCCATTAATTATCTCCTGCCCATTTAATCAAACCTTCGTAACCACCTACGTGAGTTCCATTAATAAAAATTTGCGGAACTGTTGTAATTCCAGGAATGGCAGCAACAACTTGTTCCCACGCAACATCCTTACCAATAACAGTTTCTTTGTATGTTATTTCCATCCCATCCATAAATTCTTTTGCCATCACGCAAAAGGGACATTCAGGTTTAGTATATATCTCTGCAAAATGCATTAGTTATTCCCCTAACCTTCGCAAGCGAGACATGTATCGCCTTCAATCATAGTCTTGAAGTCAATCTCTTTAATTGCTTCGCGCTCGATGCGCTTGGCAACCTTATCTGCCTTGCCGATTTTTTCCGAACGACAATAATAAAGAGTCTTCAAACCTTGTTTCCAAGCAAGATAGTGAACAGCATGAAGATACTTGATGTTGGCATCTGGTCTGAAAAACACATTCAGAGATTGCGCCTGATCAATAAACTTCTGTCTGTCTGCTGCAAGATCAATAACCCAACGCTGATCAATTTCCATCGAAGTCTTATAAACATCCTTGGTCCTCTGATCCATCCAGGTAAGGTGCTGAACAGAACCATCGTTGGCGATAATGGATGACCAAACATCCTCATACCAACCTTCTTTCTTGTTTTTCGCTTCTTCCTTGATGACAGCATCGAGGTATTTATTCTTATTGAGATGTGCACCGGACAAAGTATCTTGACGATATGCATTTGCTCGCCACGGTTCAATCGACGGTGAGGTATTGCCCATGATGATGGATGAAGATGCATTAGGTGCGATCGCCATCATGTGAGAGAAACGACGATTAGTTCCCTTAGCATCAGGTGCCTCTCCTCTGCTCTTGCCGAGTTCTAGATTCGCTTCATCCAAACGAGTTCTAATGTGCTTAAAGATGCGCATATTAGAACCCTTAGCAAGAGCGGATTCCCACGCAATGTTCTTCTTCTGAAGATATGCATGGAATCCAAGAGCACCGATGCCGATAGAACGTTCGCGCATCGCAGAGAACTTTGCCCTCTTCACAGTATCCGGAGCATTGTCGATAAAATACTGCAACACATTATCAAGCATCTCTGCCATATCCTTGAGGAATAGTGGATTCTTGCTCCATGCATCGTAGTGCTCAAGATTGACTGAAGACAAACAGCAAACAGCAGTTCTATCTTTGTTGGTGGGTAGAATAATTTCTGAACAAAGATTGGACTGGTGAATCTTGAGACCCAGATTCTTCTGGAATACTGGCATCTCACGATTGGATGTGTCAATAAAGTGCAGATATGGTTCACCAGTCATCATGCGAAGTTCGATGATCTTTTGCCACAACTCTTTCGCCGAAACTACGTCGCGAATCTCACCGCTATGTGGATCTCTTAGTTCCCACCGATCGTCTGACGAAGGATCTTTCATACACCGTTCAATAATTTCCATGAAGTTGTCGGTGATATTGATACCATGATGAAGATTGAGACAGCGCATGTTTTGGTCGCCAGTCGGTTTCCTCATCTCAAGGAACATCATAATATCAGGATGAGATACGTCAAGATAAGTAGCGTAAGAGCCACGTCTAGTGCGACCTTGGCGATATGCGAGGCACGATGCATCGTAAGTCTTGAGATGAGGCATAACACCAACAGATTTGTCATCACTGGCACGGATACCAAAACCAATGCCAACACCACCACCAAGCATAGATAACCAATTAGTTTCACTTAGATTCTCCACCAATCCTTCTGCAGTATCATTAATGTAGTTTAGGAAACATGAGATCGGCATCCCACGCTTCGATCTACCGAAAGAGAGAATCGGAGTCGAATATGACAACCAGTGCTTACTAGAATAGTCATACAGACGTTGTGCGTGTTCATCGTTGCTGGCGAACGCACGGGAAACATAAGCGAAACGATACTGGGGCGAAGTCTCATCTTCGCGCATATAAGATTCTTTAAGTCTTTGCAGTCCGAGTTTATCAAACAGGGAGTCGCGACTCAAATCAACCTCAATTCCCAAGTATGTGTCTTTCATATTTAGATTCCCTGTTTCCTTAATACTTTGTTAATATCTGGTTTAAAATACGTTTCCGGTTTGAGTACTTTACCGTCTTCTCGTTTTAGAATTTTTCCATTCTCACTGACCTTAGACATATTTGATGCCTTAACCTCTTCCCAAATACCATCGAAATTGATACCGAGAGTAGAGAATAATCCCATAATGACCCAAACCAAGTCAGCGCCACCGTCTGCGATTTCTGTGATGTTGTTTGATGTGAATCCAGTCTCGAGTTCGAGGAACTCTTCTCTGATTAGATCCATATATAAACGTGCTTGCGCCGCATTGGTTTCGATAGTCTTAGGAAATATTTCAACAGTCTGATCTGCAGACTTCATAAAATTTTCTACGTCACTTTGATAACTCATAACAATACTTTCTTTAATTAAAGACCACCTGCACCGAGTTGGGCGCGCACAATATTAAGTGCTTCAAGTTTATCTTGATTCTCTGAGATTTTCTCGAGTTCCGACTCAATAGACTCAATATAGTCGGTATGCTCAGGAATAGCAATAGGATTATCTAACATAATTGCAATATTCATCACATGCTTCTGAATAGCGGCGTTGAAATTATCTTCCAGCGTTTTTAAAATCTTAGTTCTCATGATTATTCTTCCTTAATTCGATCTTGCCGTCATCGTGCACGGTCCACATCAATTCGGTATTATCATCCCATCCCATTGATTCGAGGAGGTCATCAGGCAGTTGTATATATAATTCTCCATCGACTGCCTCCTCGACTACCAGAGTTTTTTTCATGGTAGTTTTCTTTCAAACTCTGCTTGCTCAGCAAGATCATCAAGTGCCTTCTTTACATCTGGGAAGTGACCACAGATAATGTCCCAACATTTACGAGCAATTTCCATGTGTTCTTTTTGTGTTCCATTACCCATTCTAAGATCACAATAGTGTACCCATGATCGAAGTGATCCGGCCATTATTAGAATAGATTCTGTCATTCCTTCTGGAAGAACCGCTCTTGCTTGTTCTTTTGCAATACCCCAAGAAGTTGCTTTTTGATAAGCGGCATACGCAAGTTTTTTAACTTCTGTTTGAAGCATAGACCACTCTTCGCGTATTCTTTGATCATCCGTGGTTACAGAGTTTTGGCGGTTGAACGGATCCTGTAAACGGGCCTCCCTTGTAATAAATCCAAGATCGTTTGTTGGATCGGCGTAGCGTTGACTGTATTCTTGGAATGCGAACGAACGGTGACGTAGAATCTGTCGGGCAATATCGCGGGTAGTCTTGATTTCCATGCTGACATGAACCATCTCTAGTGGCGACCAGTGATTCTCACGAATAAGATACTGAACAAGTTTGGGGGCAGTCTTCGTATTGTTTTGATTCGAGGGATTAGATACTCGTGCTGCCCATGCAATCAATTCATTTGCGGTCGTGCAATCAGTGTATGCCGACGGTTTGGTAATGCCAATTAGATTTACTTCACTCATCAA